ATGAATAACACAACATTAATTATAAAAACTGATTGGGTATTGAAAAATTTATCAATATCAAATAATTCAGGGCAATATCCATTAATTTATGTAAATGAATGTTATGAGAAATGTTATACAACATTAGTTACATTATATGATAAGCCTATAGAATTATTTATAGGTATAGAATTAGTTTTTGATATGGTATTAATATTATTTATAAAAAAAGATAATCCGAAATATTTTATTTTTATATTTTGCAAGATTCTATTTGATTTTATATTAATTTTGTCAATGTTTTAAGATTTAAATAATTAAGATATTAAATTATCCCATTGTAAAGTATTATAAAATGGAAAATATTTTTCTATATCTGTAATTAAATAATGTTTAAAATATGTTTTTTGTCTTGTATTAAACCATGTTTCAAACATTATATTATTTTTAAATTCCCAAATTTCTATAATATGGCTATGTTTTGTTATGTCGTGACCGTTGCATATTGGACATTCATAATTCGGGGATGAAAATTCGTTGTTTTCTTTCCATGAATAATTACATTTATTACATGTTTTTCTAAAATGACAAATAAAATATTTTATATTATTCGCCATTTCTTTGACTATAGGGTCTAATCTTCTGGATAATTGGGAAACAAGGATTAAATTACTCATGGCATCATTACCTATTATTCTTCTAAGCATTGCTAAAAAATCAGAGAAAATTATGTTTTGTTTGGACATTGCCCTTCTAGAATTATATATTGTATGTGCTTCATCAATTATAACATTAACATTTTTATCTTTTTTTATAACTTCTTTCCAATAATTTTCGTTAAATGATTCTGCATAAATATTTTTTTCTTTTACTTGTTTAATAAATTCTTTTTTTATAAGCATATCACGTTTTATAACAATATTGTTAGTAAGTTTGTTTGTTAAAATATTAGAATATGTTTTCATATATGTACGTTGCATCATTTCCCTAACACATGACGCAGTTTTTCCTGATCCGATATTGCCGAAATATAGTTTTATCATTTTATTAATATTCTCATCAAAATATATAAAAATAAAAAAATAAGAAATATAAAAATATATATTAAATAATCTTTTTTGTGATAACTTTCAAATTCAGAAACAAGAAAATTAAGGTTTGGTATTTTCAAATATTTTCACCTTTTAAATAATATTCGCATATTTGATTCATTAATTTATCTTCTGAGATAAAAACTTTTTTCATTTCTGGATGATGCTTTAAAAATACTTTATAGCATTTTTTAAATAATTCTTTAGTGTCTGCCCTGCAAGAAATACGATCATAATTATGACATTGATTATCCATTAAATATCAATATATTTTATATAGTTTAAATATTTTTTGGTAATTTAACCAAATGATACTGTGGCGTATTTGGGGTGATATGTAAAAATGCAAGATTTGACAAAAAATAAAAAAGCCTCTACAAGTGTTGGTACAGCAGCAAAAGGCGCAATGATTGGTTTTATTGTTCTTATTATGTTGCTTACTATAGCAGGTGATCAAATGACTTCAGGCTCATCTTTAAGAACATCATTATCAAATATTTGCGATTCAGGTGTGCCGTTTGCTAGTTTCTTCAATTCTACTTCTGGAATTGTATTACTAGCAATTATGGGAGCATTGGTTGTTTTTGCTGTTGTATACGCTTTTAAGATGTTTAAAGCTGGTGGGAAATAAGCCGGTTTTTTCTTTTTTATTTTTAATGATACATTTACATAATATTTATAAATTATTAATATATTATAATGCTTAAAATGGTTAAAATACAAAAATTCTTATTTTTATTGGTTTTTATATTATTATCTGTTTCTGTGTTTGGATTTTCATTTAGTAGATCGTTGGGCGGGGTTGGAGAATGGATAACAAAAGGTGGCGGTGAATTTTTGGCATATGCAAATAACGACGCAAATACAGAAGATTATAATTATAGTACTTGCACGATATCAAAAAGCGTATTTCCCGCTTTAATACAGGACATAAATGCTGATACTGTTCCTGATATAATTGTTTTTCCTGATGAAAATACCGTAGAAATTTATTCATCATCATGTGAATATATCGGCGGTTTTACTGTTCCTTATAATGAAGGAATACAAGATCAGCCTGTTATTACTGATTGGGATGACGATGGTTTTTATGAATTAACTTTCCTTACAGAAACATTATTATATTATGCTGAAATTTATCCTTATGAATTATATGTCGACGGTTCACCATTAGAATATGAGCTCCAATATTCTAATTATACATATTATACAGGAGAAACAGACCTTATTTATTTAGCATGTACTGATAATCATCAACCTGAAACATATTATAATCGATGCTTTTTCTTTAAAGAAAATTCAAGGGATGTTTTTCTATGGGATTATGATACATTACTTTTTTATGAATATGCCGACGAACTAACAAATAATACAATGTTATTTGATGGCACAAGAAAGCCCGTGGGCAGTAAAACACCTGTAAATTATTATTTACCACATTGTTTCCAGAATTATCAAGCTACAGCATTAAAAATTAATTGTGATTTATTAAATGTTTCGGGAAGGGTTATAAAATCAGCACAATTAGATTATGGTACTGGTTCATCAAACCCGAACAATATTACGACTGTTATTGGCAGAATAGACAATAATTTTAGGATTTTAGTACAGGCTGAAAGTGTTGACAATACTTTATTTATGCTTGATTTGAATTTGGTTACTATTGCTAAATTTGACGGGTCATTAACAACGAATATAATATCGAAACCTTTTATTGGGGATATTGATAAGGATGGTTCAAACGAAGGATGTTCGATGTATTATGGAAATCCGCCGACAATATTATGTTTTACATCATCATCAAAATCAACATATGAAACAGGAACAGGATTTTCTCCAAGTATACCCACAGCAATTGCAAGTACACCATTACGAAGCGATATTATAATAGGAGATTTCGATTCTGATTCGGGCTTAATGACTATTGTTAACGGATGGGGAATGTTTACAAGTGATAATTCAAGTTTTGCATCATCAACATGGAACATGAGTAATAATCATACTATAAATGTTGGCTTAGAATGGGGTATTACAGCAAGTTCAACACCATATAATCAAGGTTATGGTACTCCTATGTATGTAGGTGGAAGCAGTACATCAACTTATGTTGTTGTTAATAATGACTTATCGGCTACATGCGGAGACGGTGTTTGCGCTATAACAGAAAATATTTTTACATGCCCTGATGATTGCGAGTATACGCCAGTTACTGATGATACCTGTTTCGATGATGATGATTGTCCGCCGAATTTTCCTAAATGCATAGCTGAACGTTGCGTATATGGATATAATGAAAGTTTAATATGCTCAAAATCAACAGATTGTCCGTACGATTTTCCTATATGCTATAATGGATATTGCATAAAAAACGTTTATGGTACAATTCCTAGCGATAATATAGATAATCAAACATCAATATCTTTAGAACAAAAAGAACAGCTTGACGAATTTTTAGATGCATTTACTGGAGCTCATCCGTTATTCAGGTTTATTTTCGGGATTGTGATTATTATTTTGATTTTATTGGCAGTATCTCAAGGTTTAGCAACATTAAATCTTAATTCAGGTTCAGAAATAATTTTAATATTTTTTATGTATATTGGCGCAATAATTAACACTTTATTAAATTTATGGCCTACTTATGTCTTAATTTTATTAACTTTAGTTTTAATTTCTATCGGTATACTTTCATATCGGCGTGGCGCGTCGGTTGGTGTATAAAAATTGGGCGGGTCGGATTTCGATTCAGGAAAATGGGTATTATACATTATATTATATTATATTGTTCTTTTTCTTGTTGTTTCAGCATCATCATTGTTAGGAACATCCTTTTACCAAAAAACACCAACGGTTACATATAATGACCCGGGTTTTCAAGAACAACAAAATTTTTTAACATCTAATTCTGGTTTATGTTCTGGAAAAACAAAAACAAACATATTCGGTGATATTGCATGCGTGCAATTTTCTTTCACGGAGAATGATTGCAACAATGTAAGTAGTTGTTATTGGGTGGCTGAATATAATTTATTTAATATATCTTTAAGTAATGCTGATTGCTATGGTACTGTAAATATTACTGCTTTAGGCATAAATGAATCAGAAATTTCTGTCAGGAAAGGGTTTTGTCCAGCATTATTAAACGTTACATACTGCGAAAAATTCGGGTGTAATTGGATAAATTATACTGAAAGTGTTACTGATGTATCATTGTTTGGAAGTGGTGGTGGTATATCTTCAATTTGGGACAGTATAGTTTTTATTATAAAGTTTAAAGCAGATTTAGGTTTAGGGAATTATAATTGGTTGGTTATTTTAATATTTTTTTATTTGCCTATAATTGCTTTAATATGGGCAATATACAGAGCAACACCAATACCATTCAAATGAAATACATAACTATTATAGGAATTGTAATGATTTTATTAATTTTTAATGTTTATGCTGATGTTATAATACCGAACCAAATTAGTAATAAAATCGATATTAATAAATATTCAGAATATCCAAATAAAGAATTAAACGAAATTATAACAGGAAATTGGATTTTTAGTGGAAATGTAGAATTTAGAAATTATACTTTTGTTAATTATACTATTTATAATGTATCTGGAAATATCAGCGAAGGTGGGGTTAATCTCTCCGATAAATATTTAATGGTAGATACAAGTAACGACCCATTAACAGGAGACTTGGATATGGGCAATAATGGACTTATAAATGTTGACGATGTTGAAATGATCGGGGATTCAAAGATATATTATGACGATATATCAGGCAATTATTTAGGGTGGAGCAATTCTGACGAATTTAATTTATATTCATACAGTACAATAACATTAAATTGTAATGATAATAATTTTATTGCTGATACCGACAAAACAGAAATAAGGGGAGATGTTAATAATATTTATGGCGATGTTTATTTGGATGATGAGATGGGGATAGGCAAATCTCCACCATCTTCAAAACTCCATGTATATGAAAATACAGTAAATACCGGTTCAACTACTGGGGTTACAATAGAACAAGATGGAAGCGGGGACGCTGTGTTACAATTATTATTAACTACATTAAAAAGATGGAGCATTAATATTGATAACAGCGAACTGGACAGTTTCATAATTAAAGAAGGTTCAACACCTGCATTAAGCATAAAGGAGTTAGGTTCAACAAATAAATATCAAGTTAATGTTAATGGAAATATTAATGTTACTGGCAGATCAAACTTAAAAGAAGTTAATACCACAAACATAACTACTAGAGGAAAATTCTATAGTACAACAGAATCAGGAGATACTACAGCCATAGAAATTGATGGTTCTACTAATGAATATACTACTGCTGGTGGAAGTACAAATTTCTATTCAATAACAAGAGATTTTAACAGAGACCATACATCATCACAAAGTGTTGCTACAGATATTTTGCTTAATTTTGATGGTAACTGGAAAGATCAAACGTCAGGCGATTGGGGTGGTTCTGGAGATTACACTAAAATATATATAGGAACAAAGTTTGCGGTTTCTGCTTCTGGTAATCAAGAAGCAACCAATACTGGTGCTGGAAGTTATTCTAATACAATGGAAGCAGCAAGGTTTGCTGTTGATAGGTCACAAACAATAACACATCCAAGCCCAGACATAACAACCATTGGATTAAAAGCTGACGTTACATCATCAATAGCTTATAATAAAGCTGGAGGAACAGCAACACACGATTTAAAAGGAATAGAGGTTTCTGCTTATGATACAGGATATGCTGATGCTGGAACTTTAAATATAAATTCTAAAGGAATTGATATTACTTATGTGGGATGGTTCGTAGGTGACAATCCTAGTTATGGAATATATATTGATAGTATAAGGGGTGATGATGATTGGGGATTTTACTTAGATGATGATGCTGATAATTATATGGGAGAAGATAATTCTAAAACATATTTTGGCAGTGGTAAAGATGCTTATATAACATGGGATGGTAGTAACATGATATTTAACACTAATGTAACTACTGGTGTTGATGATTCTACTGGTTTTGCATATTTCACGCATAACGTTTCAGCACCGAATTATATCACAAGAACATCAACATTCGATAAATCAAAAGGGAATGCCTTAGATTTGATAAAAGATACTGACGAATTAAAATCAAATAATAAGATAAATCATTCAGCATATTATGGTTATACCACTTATGAAGTAACAGACTATGATAATTGTTGGGAAGAATTATCAGAAGTAGTATATTGCAGAACCGATACTAAAGAAACAATCTGTCAAGAAGAATTACCTAAAGACATGAAAAATTGGGAGAAGTTTGAAGGATATAAAACCAAATGTGGAACAAAGATTGAAGAAGGAGTATCAATAGATAAAGAAATTGATGTATTAAGACAAGCAGTATATGATCTTAAAACAGAATTATGTGTTCATAATGATAAATATGAATGGTGCTAAAACATGAAAAAAACATGCATATAAGGTGATAAAAAATGAATAAAAACATTGTAAGTTGGATTGTATTTTCAATTATTTTGATTAGTTTTGTATCTGCTGTAATAATAAAAGATGTTATAGTGGACGATAATACATACAATAAAATACAGGAACAAAGCACATTAACAGGAAAATCAATACCTGAAACAACATCAAAAATGATAACAGACCATGTAAATACTATTCAAGCAGAAGAAAGAAAAACGGAACTTAAAGAAAAATATTACCTCATTATTGGGGATGAAACCAAAGAAAAAGAATTATTGTCATGCATGGATGATATATTAGAAGAATGAAAAAACTATTATATATTTTGATTCTTGTGTTGGTTTTGTCAGTTGTAGTAGCTCAAGAACCAAGATACACTTTCGGTAGAAATTCACTCATTGAAATAAGAAACCCATGTTATGTGAATAGCACTTTATGTCCTAATGATGTCCAATGCAATTTAACAGTGAAATATCCTAACTCTAGTATATATGTTGATAATCAGAACATGACACGACAGACAGCAGAATATAACTATACCTTAGAATATCCAACACAGGGAGGATTATATGATGTTGATATGATCTGCTGTTATGGTGCTGCTTGTGGTGTTGATAACTTCTCTATACTCCTTAAATGGGGTTCTTGGTTGGATCTTACACCTATGACAGTCATTATAGCCCTCATTTCTATTTTCTTTGGCTGTCTATTATTGTTTTACCTATTGTCTGATGAACATATTGGTTTAAAGTATTTTCTTTTATTTCTTGCTATATTTATTTTGTTTATCGTAATTCCATCTACTCTTATCAGTGAGAATGTTGTGATGTCTTTCTATTCAATAAGTAAGTGGTTCTTCTACATATTCATAGGTTATGTATTTGTATATTCAATATATTACATCTATATGAGATTTGTATTAAAAGCACCAGGGGAGGGAGATCAAGAATGAAAAAGTATAAGAGAATTTATGTCTCCGAAGATTTCGCAAAGCTCCTGAGAAAATCAGCAGTAGATGAAGATTTGGATCTTATTGAATATACGGATAAGTTAGCTAAGTTCGATAATCCTATAGAAAATTTCAAAAAGAAAAGGAATGGTAAATATGACTTTAGGTTTTAAGAAAAGAGGT